CCAAACAGGAGGCTCTCTTGAAGAGTCACGGGGCGCAACCAAGAATTGTGTATCAGGGAACTGATATGTATAATTGCTTGGTGGGTACGGTAGTTGACAAGCTGTCGAAGCGTATGAAGGAGGTGTTTAGCCTGGAGAACCCGCGCAACAGTGGCAACACTGTGTTGTATGCACCGGGTGTCTCGTCGGACAGGCTCGCCGACATCATCACTTCACGCCCCGGTGAGGCTGTTGAGAGTGACTTCAAGAACAATGATGGGTCACAGAGTGGGATAATGCGCAAGTACGAAGCATTGTTCTACAAGAAATTGGGAGCCCCTTTGTGGTTCGTCCGCGAGTTTGCGAAGCAGACAAGCATCAACGTGTGGACACGGTATGGGATTACCGCACGTATGGAAGGTCAGAGGTGGTCAGGCGAGGGCCCCACCACTACCGGAAATAGCTTCGTGGGCATGGCGATTATGTGTGCTAGTGTGGAAAACGCTGGTATACGAAAATCGACGAACGTGCATGGGGGGGATGACTACCTGGGACTTGTTGAACCCGGGAGCAGTGGCAAATTGGCTCAACACATAAGGGAGGATGCTCCCAAGTGTGGAATGAGGGCTGAGGTTGTGCTGCCACCTAGGGATCATGCAACGTTTTATCGTAAGCGTTACATCAGGGATGCAAATGGTGGTCATCCAATTCCTCAATTTGGACGTGTTCTGGCCAAGTTGAACATTCGTGCTAATTACAACACGAATGTTAGCGACGCAGATTACATGGCTGGCAAGTATATGTCGGCTGCGTATGAACACAGGCACGTGCCAGTGGTAGGAAAGATGTTGCTCGAGTCAGGAACGCACATGAGCAAGACACCCTATTTTGATGATCGCATCGTCAAAATCAACGAAATGGGGGGAAAAGAGGGCATCACTAATTCTGTTGCTAATGCAAAGGTCGCCGAAGTTGGGCAGTTTGATGAATGGCTGAACGTGTTGTATGGCTGCAATTTAGCAGATATCGTGTCGGTGTACTCCAGTGCTGCCGACTCTGTTATCGACTATCTTGAGGGCTGGGTTGTTAAAAACTCAGTCTCCAAGAAATGTGCCATTGGAAAGCCAGGTTATCAGGCTGCCATTCTCGACAACGAGGTGACAAAAAGCTTGATTAGGTGTGATGTCGCTCCTTAAG